TGGAGTATGCTCCTGTGGGATCCAGTATTTCCTTGGCCCGGCTGATGCCTGACGCTGATCTGTTCACGGATCTAACTTTAACGATCTCCTGTGATGCGGAAAGTGGAACCACTTGGTAGTCCTCTGCCGTTATCATCCTGTTCTGTGAGTAGTACACCTGTGCGGCCTTTTCCCTGATCGAATCGTTTGATTCAGTGGCCGCCGCGTTGTACACGCTGGCCTTGAGGCTCATTGTTATGGTCAGGGTCTGTTGCGCACCATTGGCGTCCGTGTATGGCACTGCGACCTGTATGTTCTGCATGTCCGAGGGCTGGATGGCGTACTTGGCGTTGTCACTGATCCTGTGGTAGGTCCTGAAAGAGCCCAGTGGTAGGTTTGAGAAATTTCCATCTCCAAACACCAAATCGATCGCATCGTTGTTCTTTGTGACCACGTTGTAGATGTTTCTCTCAGCGGCCGCCAAAGAATTGTAGATTGCGTTGTTGCCCGTCAGTGCGGGTACCTTGGCCCACTTCTCCGCGATCTGACCAAACTGGTCCAATTTGTACAGCCACACGTCTGTGTCGTTTATGTTCGAGGCCGCTATGGATCTCACGTAGTTGGTCACCGCAGTGTCCACCGTGAAGTCCGCGTACTGCATCGTGCCCTGTTTGAACAGGAAGAAGAATCCTGTGTTGTTTGAGCTGTCACCTGCTCCGTCTGATCTGTAGGTGTAGGTCAGTCCCGTGCCCTGTATAGGATCTGACTCGTATATGCTATCTGAATTCTGTATCGTGCTTGGCACAATCTCGAACTGCCTGCTGATGCCTCCCACTGATTTCGTGTATTTGAACAGCGGTAGGTCGGTCTGGTTTGAACTCAACGTGTACACCTCTGTGTCTATGCCGCCTATGGATCCTGACTCCCTGGGATTGCCGAACAGTTGTCCGGTCTGGTTCGCGGCGTTCAGAATCGCAGTGAACTGTTCCCTGTAGTTTGAATTTGCGGAATCATTCCAGATGATGGTCTGCGTGGCCAGGTTCGTGCCGGTTGAATCTACTACGTCCTGTGTGGTTGATATTGAATCAATCTTAAGAAGTCCAGTGGCAGGTTTATTTCTCTTGGCGTTGTAGTTGATCAGCCTCGCCAACCTCAGTACTGAATTTCTCCTCTCCGCGGTCTCCAGGAAGTTCTCCCTGGCGTTGAGGTCCACCCTGAACGACAGCGCCTGTGCTATGTAGGCTATGAGGTCGATCAGTGCAACGTACTCCGAGCTCTCAACGAAGTCGTTGAAGTCATCAGGATAGTTCTCCCTGAGGTAGGCCACCATGGTCCTTCTCAGCGTCTCGAAGTCGTATGATTTGAAATCTGCCTGTTGGAATGCCTGGTAGATCTTCCTCCAATCTTCCGCGACTAGTAATCTATTTTGTCTGTCTGTAGTGGCCATACTGTTTGTATGGATATTTATGTGATAGATTATCTACGTATATTAAGATAGACGAAGCAGTGAGTTCTCGTCGAAACTGAACCTCAGTTTCTCAGTGATGTTGAGGGGCACGTAGGTGATAGTGGCCTGTATGGCTATGCCCTTGTCCGCCTCTGAAACAGTGATGTCCTGTGTGCTGATCCTGGGATCCGCGTTGAGATTCTGTGTGATGTCTTCCACTATGGCGTCCTTCAAGGCCTCTGTGAATGGCTCAAACAGCGCGTCATATATGATAGTGCCGAACTCGGGGTTCTCCACCCTCTCTCCCTTCCTAACGGAAAGCCTGTTGATCAGGTCCTGTTTGGCCACCTCGAAGTCGTACAGTTTGAAGTTCTGACGGTCGGCACGTGAGCTGAAACCCTTGAAGGTCACGGTCTTGTTGCTTAGATTATTGTCTGATCCGTTGTCACCGTACGCCATTAGTGTATCCTCCTAAACTCCACGTCGACCTTGCTGTAGTCAACCATGTAGAATCCCGTGTCGGTCATTGTGCTGGCCCATGGCACCTCCTGTGCCATCACACCCTGCCACGTGCCCGACGTGTGCTTGTATTTAAACTCGTAGATGTTGATTCCCGAGGGTGATCTGCCAATTAGTTTGATGTCTTCCTTCAGCCTCTCATCACTGAATCCAAACACACTTGCTATCGCGGACACGGCTCCCCCCACCGAACCACCCAGCGCCGCTGGCAATGATATGCTTCCGATCTTGAGTCCAAGGCTGGATGCCGCGTTGAGGCCTCCTATCCTGCCCAGTTCTCTGGCGGTGCTTCCTCCGGCCAGTCCGGTTAAGAATGATTTGGCCTGTCCCGTGACTGCTGATATGGCTGTTGACGTGATGGACGATGTGACCTGGCCCGCCACCACGTTCTTGAACACGTTGGTTGTGGCCTTGATATCTCCCAGTGACGCGATGTTGGCGATGTTGATGTTGCCCGTGATGCCGGATATGTCTATGCCCCCGATGTTGGTGGGTATGCCCACCCTCTCGTATATCGTGTTTCCAAACTTGTCCACTCCTATGGCCTTCTTGCTTAGGTTGCCAGTGACCAGTTTGTTAAGTGAATCTTTCGCGGTGTTGGCCAGAGCCTTGCTCGCCGCGTCTGTGGCGAAGCCCTTGACATCACCTGACAGTATCTTGCTGGTGTCACCCAGCGCGAACAGTTCTCCCGCCTGGTTCACGAACACGTTGTCCTTGAACAGCGCCGCCACGTCTGATCCTGTCACGGTGTCTACGACCTGGTCCGCCAGTTTCTTGGTCTGGTTGTTGAGCACATCCGACACGGAGTCAGACACGTCGAATCCCTTGAACTGGTTGCTGATGCTGGCCGCGGTGTCCCACTTGCCCCTGGCCCCGTTCAATATGTCATAGTCCTTGTCATAATTCTTGACAACTTCCGCCAGTATCTCCCTGGCCTTGGCAGGGTCAGTGGATGTGCCCATCTGTTCCTTGAGGTCTCTCTCCATGTCAGCCTGTGCCTGTGCTTTTCTTGTGCCAGCATGTGGCGAAAGCCTGTTTCTCTGTTCCATGTACTCCACTGTGCCTGGGGTATTGGCAAGCCTGTACCAGGCCTTCCTGTTGTCCGCACCTCCCGTGGGCAGTGCGCCCTCTGAGGAGAATCCTCGGAATCTCGGCATGGGCTCGTGGGTGATGAACCTGTGTACTGTTGTCGAGGTCTGTGCGGTGAAAGGTCTCAGCGGCTCTATGCCTTTCTTGACCAACTCCACGTCTCCCTCCTGTCTCTCGGTCATGTTCGCGGCGTCCGTGTCCAACCACTTAGGTCCCCATGTGTCGCTGGCTGGGTATGAATTCATGTGCACTTGTGATCCCGACAGTGCGATTTGTCCCACCGCGCCGTGCAACTGCTGACCGTCCGTGTATGATGTTAATCCGTCTCTGGCGTAATCTCTTATGCTTCCTTTTTGTGAACTGTTGAATATGCCCTTCTCTCCCAGGTTCAGCATGTATGTGCCCGCCGACTTGACAATCTCGTTGGTGGCGCTCATCCTGATCTGGCCCGAGGCGTGCATGTTGATGTTGGCGTCCGAGTGCAGGTTGAAGTCACCCTGCGTCCTCATGTTTATTCCGCCAATGCCTGAGTAAACGTCAATCCTGCCTTCGCTGTCCATCTCTATCCAGGCATTGCCCGAACCGTTGGCTATGTACACCACACCTTCCGTGTCATGCATCAGCAGTTGGTGTCCTGAAGCGGTCCTCAATCTGGTAAGTTGGTTTGTGCCGTCCGCGGCACCGTCGTCCATCACGAACGTGTGACCTGACAGCCTGTCCACTATGGCCGTTGCCTCGGCGTCGTCTGTGCTGACCTTCTGTGGGGTTGAACCAGGATTCAACCTACCAGGGGTGCTCATGCCGAAAACTTGGCTGGGCGCTTCCCTTTGCGCTGAGGACGTGGTGTTTCCCCTGACATCATCCGCACTCAGACCTTGTCTGAGCAAGGTGTCCGCCAATGGGTGTATCGGCTTGTTTTTGTTTTTATAATTGATCTCGTCTACTCCGGAAAACCTGTTGACCTCACCCGCGGGGAGGTTGCTAGAACCATAATCCTCTATGGGGTCTTGGTTAAGGTCGTCCTTGACTTTGTTTGAAGACGCTATGCCTGGTGTCATGTGGTTGGTCAGGGGCTCCTGAACACAACCTATCCAGAACGCCTGTTCCATCTTTCCCTCTGCCAGTATCACCAGTACCCTGGTCTCCAGGTCGGGTGGCACCGCCCAGAATCCATATGAGAACTGTGAGTCCGTGTGCTTGGTACCTGGCTTGACGTGCCGCAATCCCTTGTTGCCGTAGAACGGTGACAGGTAGTCGCAGTCGATGAGACCGTCGAATTCGGACTTGTATGTTCCCCTCAGTGATGGGATCAGCACCTTGAGCCTGCCGGCGCGCAGTGGATCCTTGTTGCCCTTCACTATGCCCACGTATGGTCCAGGGAATATGTTACCCCAGTCCTGATTGATCTTGGGTGACCTGGGTGTTGAAGCATCTCCTTTGAGGTAATCGTGCAGTCCCGCCATTAGTTCCTTCCTATGTTAAATTTTGCTTTTAATAGTTTTATCTTGCCTTCCAGGTATGACGAAAATTTTTCCTTGATCAAAGAGACCTCGTTAAC